TTTTATCTCACTAGCCATCGTTAGTAACAATAGTCGGATATAATGCTAGTACCGTTAATGGTAATACTTGATCTTGTTTAACAAATATAAATCCATCTGTATTGTAATCATCCGAAAATTCTACTTCTTTGTCTCCAGCTATAAATGTTGATACTGGTAAATCCATTGCACCTGATGTTGTTCTAAATGGTACAGTTTCTAAATTATCTAATGAAGGACCAACTTTAGCACCTACTGTTTCAAATAATCTTAAAACTATTTTTGAAATTCTTTTTATTTTACCTTGAGCTGTTCCTTCTAATTGTCCAGCTCCACCTTCTATTCTCATTGTTTGTAAAACGGAGTTATAAGGTAAACCAACAGTTACTTTTCTTGAGGCTCTATCTAAAGAAATAGATCCATCTGATACTGTCTTTTTAGCATGAGTTGCACCATCTGCTAGTATTGATACTGTTTCGCCTTCTAAATGATCTAGTCCAGATAATGAGCTAACAGCTACACCTGAATAAGATAAATGACTATCTACAAACTTAAAATCTTCTGGTGCAGTCTCATCAAAATCAAAATTAGAAAAACATTCAACATAACGTCTGACAGCTCCATTAACCCAACGTTGACTTATAATCCAAAGTTCATCCTCGTTAAGATCTCCAGATATAGTTGCAACACTTTCAACTTTTGTATTTTGTAAAATATTATCTGTTTGTTCTGAACTATGAGCTGAAGTTAATGATACAACATTAATTAGTTTGCTATCTGAATATAATTTAAATTGATCATCATCTACTCTTGAAACATTGTATTCAACATTTTCACTTAATCCACCAATAGCTGTTCCAATATTATCGTAAAATATTTTATCGCCAGTTTTAAATCCATGTGATGTTGAATAAATTACGTTTGAAGCAATATTTACACCTTGATAAATATATTGTGTCGATGCTGTACTTGGTCCAGTTAAACTGATTGCAGTTCCAGCTGCGGAGTTAGCAGCAGATGAAGCAAGTTTTATAGTATTACTATCTGAAGCAATTACATAATAAAGTCTGCCGCTGGTTATTCCAGTAATAGGATTAGCAGCAGCATAATAATAAACTGGATCGTTAGTCGATAATCCATGAGAAGATAATGTAATTGTATTATTCGTTCCATTAACAACTGTTGTATTTGCAGTAAATGAAATTTCTTGTTGAATAATATTTTTAGTAGTGTCTGCTTTTCCTCCGATAAGGTGTCTATGCCAGGCAACGACATTATCAGTTCTTTGATAAGTTAATCCTGATAAAACTCCGTCATCTCTAACTGCCCACAAAATACTATCTGGTGCTTGTTGATAAGCCATTTCATTAACGCCACTATCAGTTACAGTTTCGTTTAATATACAAAGATCAGGCGCGATATAACCATCTGTATCGTAGTTATAAGCTAGTTCTCTAATTTTTCTTTTTGCTCTTTGTAAAAATAATATTGCATTACCAGCTGGTTGAGCATCAACATTAGCAGCACCAAAAGAACTTTGTCTCCTGATCTGAATATTTGTTGGTGTTACAGCTGCATCTGTTCCATCTGCTGATACAGTAAACTCTCCGCCAGTAGTTCCTATCAATAAAGTTCTTACTGCTTTTAAATATCTAATCTTATTAACCTGGTTACTAGCGATTGTGTAAACCATAGCATCATCTGCGTTTGTACCAGTAGTCATGTTTTCGTAATCTCCAGATTTAGAGAAATACAAAGTTTGTGGCTCATCACTTGTTCCAGCAAATACTAATCTTTGTTCAAAGAATGATACGCAAGAAGGATGTCCAGTTGTATCTGAAAATGCTCCAAGCTTAAAAGCTGCGGTAGCATCAGTATTAGCAAAAGCTGTAGTAATTGTTGCAACAACAACAGTCGTATTTGTTCGTGCAGTAATTTTAGCTTTACCAGAGTTAAAAGATATTATTCTTCCAACATCAGTTGTTTGAAATCCAGCACCACCATTTATTCCAGTTATAGCTGAAGCGGTTATATTTATTCCAGTTCCAGTTGCGGATTGAGCTGGTGTTAAAGTAGTTGTCGTAGTGTTTTCAGATAAATAAGGTCCGTCTGTAAATTCAACTTCAGTTAATGTCCAAGCTGTATGACCAGTTCTTGATAGTTTCATCACTTCATGGTTTGGATGAGTGATATACATAACGTCTGCTGATTGAGCAAATTTAAGCTCGAATAATTCTGCTGTTAAGTACGGACTTGTTATTTGATAAATTCTATTAGCATCTCCACCAGATGAATATGCTGTAAAAGCTGAAGAGTTTATATCTGTTCCATCAACATCTTGTAATTCAAAAGTGTTAGTAGTTTTGTCAGCTACTTTAAAAGTTTTACCATTAACCTCTGTCATTCCAACAACAGAAGATAATATTACAAAGTCGCCATTGGAAAATCCATGACTACTTGCTGTAACCACAGCTGGATTAGCTTGAGTAATTCCAGAAACAGTTACATCACTTTCAGTAATTTGACCTTTATCCTTAAACATTCGGATATAAGTATTACCAAATTCTAAAACATAAGTTTGAGTTGTAGAAAATTCAAAAGGTATTAATCTTGTTTTTAAAGAAGATGTTTTTACTTCTGCAATAAACTGAGTACCTACTCTTCTAGCTGCTGCACCTTGAGGATGCACTAACATATTTTCTAATGTCTTACAGCCTGAAGCATATTTTTCAAAATCAGTTCTACCATCCATTTTGGCAGAAAATTCTCCTGATACAAAACTATTTAATGCTGCTGTAGTTCTTGGCATATTTATTTTTCCAAATTTCTTTTTGTGTTAAATTTTTTTCATCTTCTTTTTGTTTAGTTCTTGAATCAATTTTATTAGGTTTAATAGTTTCTACTAAAGCGTATCTATAAACCGTTGACGACAATCCCCATTGAAAATGTAATAAGTATTTAGGTTCTTTATATTTATCAATTAAACGAGGATCAAAATCTGATGTGGTCATTATAACCTTGCATCAGTAAATTCATTTGCCTCAACTGTTCCTAAACTATTTTCTGTAGCATCAATAAATCTTGCTTCTCTTAATCTTTCATCTGCTCTAGTCATATATTGATTAGCAAGTGTTGCATTGTTAGTTATTGCATAACAAAGATCGGCAGCTAATTGATGTGAAATACTTTCTCTTAAATAAGTATCGTAGTTATTTGGATCTGTATCTAAGGCAATATAAATTAAAAATATAGTATCTATATCTGTTACAATATTTCTTCCTTCTATTTTATAATCTAAATTAGTTGCGATACTATCTGTAGTACCATTATGAATTTTTAATACTCTTAAACAATCACTCGGTAATAAATAAGCATAATCATATTCTACTACTGGTGCTGTAGAGTTTTGAGCAAGTTGAACTCTTTTGTGTAAACAATTCCAAGCATGAGATCTAAATACTCTATTTCTTACTGGCTCATATCTTTGATTACATAATCTGGCATTTTTAGTATCGTCAGTTAATGCTGATATGGTACTAGCACCCAAAAGGTTGAGCGCACTATTGCACATATTTACAACACTAGCCATTATACAATTACACTAATTATAATAATTACAATAATTGCAACAGAAGCTATTTTAATTTTTGTACTTCTACTATTCCAATATTTTTTTATTTTTTTCATTATGTTTGTTCTCCTTGTTCTTCACATGAAAATCTTATTGCTAATTTTTCATCTTCAAAATCTTCTTTGTAAAGTTCGTTTAATAAGAAATGTGATTGTTTGTAGCCTTGATTTATACAAGCAGACCATTCGTTAAATGCTCCAACAATACTGCTGTTATTACATTTAGTTTCTGCTGTTGCATAACTGCAAACATATAAAATTAAAAGATACTTCATTTTAACATTTCCATCTTCGTCTTGCTTGTCTGATCCTTGAGTTTGGATTATTTCTAGTTTTTGCTGAACTTCTTTTCAGTTGACCAGCTGATCTAGCACAATACGATTTTCTTCTTTTTGCAGCAGCTGATCCTTTTTTAACTTTACCAGTTACTGCGGTTTTTAATTTTGATCCAGGATTAGCTTTTCTATAAGCTTTAACTCCACGTCTGGTCATCCCAGCTCCAGACTTGGTTGGTCTATAATTTCTTTTATTTCTTGAAATTGCTTTAGCCATTTATGATTACATTAAGAGGCGTTTCCACTCTCGCTTTCACGCCTCTCAATTCTATTTGCTTAGTTTACAACGTATGAAATGTTCCAAGACATAGTTCCAGCAGTTTGACCATCAGCTGCCATTGTAGCAGCGATGTAGTAGTAACCGCCTGGATCTGTACTATCTCCAGCTAACTCATACATTTTTTTACCAGCAGTATCTATGTTTGCAGCTTCAAAACGAACATCCGCCATACCAGCAGCATCAGCTACTAGAGTTGCGAATACATCTTCGTCTTTAACTACACCAGCTGAAGTGTATATTCCAACATTGAAAGTACACGATCCACCTAATGTGTCTGAACCAATAAATAAACTTGGTACAGCAGCATTTGATGGAATAGGTGCTAACATAACAATATCGTTATCATCACTATCGCCAGATGCTAGTTCTACTGTTCCATGTGCAGTTCTTAGTACACCATGAAGTTCAGCAGCATTATTAAGGACTTGAGGACTAGCTTCAAAGTTAGCCACTAAGTCTGTGTTTTTAGTTCCCATAATTATATACTCCTATT